CGGCAATGACGCGGTCGCCATGGTTGTCATTAGAACCTGAAGGATCTTCCCTGTCCGTGCTTCGGGTATGACTCACCGTTCCGTTGGGTAACCATACATACTCAAGTGTTTCTTCCAGTGCAAGTTTGGATCTGTTGATGATCCTGCCATGCTCAACGGCAGAACGATACTGCCCAAGAAGGACAAGCTTAGTCTCCTTTGTTGATGCCCACCCGGGAATATCACTCACCTTCCTCTTGATCGAAGCGTCCTTGCGCCTCAAGTAGATGTTTCCATACCCGAGATCGACCACCTTATCGCCAAACTGCCGCCCTGGACCATTCGATTCCCAAATGAGAAACGGTGTACGCCTGGTAGCCTGCTTGAACCATCTCGCGAGTGCGACTGCCAGGACGGCGAGCGCCTCTGGCCGAATGTATGGCGAGGCGTATTCGGCCAACTTCTCCAGAGTCACTTCATCATACACCACAAGACACGAATTACTTGCGCCGGTCCCGGTGGAAATGTCCCCACCAATCACGACTCTATGCTCGCATATGGGCATCCCATCCCTATTGAGCATGCACCACAAGCGGAGTTTCCCAATGCCATCCTTGCGGAACTCGATAGGATCTCCAGTGACAACGTCGTAAACAAGTTCCCCAACTAGCATTGGCGAGTAGGTACATTCCTCAATCTTCTTCTGGATGGCATCGGGATTGAAGAATTGCCCGGCGGCGCCACCATGATCGATATCCAATTCGCGAGCAATTTCCGATTGAGACGATGCGCGCTTGCACTGCTCGTCGTACCACGGACTCCTGGTCTTGCCATCCAGGATTGGCTTGTATCCTTCCGGATAGCCGGCCTCCTCAAGAATCTTCAGTCGTCCCCGCTCGTCCGTCGTGTAGAGCCCAGTGCGTTTGAGCGGATGGAGCGTCCAGTGGAGGCGAAGCTTACGAATCGGCCGCTTCGTCATCGCGTAATGCGCATTTCCCGAATTGCGACCAGGCGTTGAATTGAAGAGTCGGCAATTCGTGGCGTCTCTCGTGGAAGACAGAATCTCGTACCCAACAAGCGGATCAACTGCGGCGAATTCGTCCAACATGATCACGGTACGACGATCGCCACGCCCGAAATTCGACGTAGTCGTTTCTCCGTCAATGACGGAATGGTTTTCCGGATTGAGCAAGTGTCGCTTGATTCGGTGTCTTTCGCTATCGAATCCACGCGGCCTTAGCCAGTAGGGTAAACCATCGAGATAGAAATCGAGTTTCCAAAAAAGTGACTTAGGGTTATCAGTTTGATCCACGTATTCATCAACACGAGAACCAACAAGGCATGACTGGCGAGATCGAAAGAGCCATCGAAAGAAGATCGCGGCCAGGCAGAGGCAGGACGCACCCATGTCGCGCGACTTATCGATCAACAAGTCGTGATGGTTGATGGCGTCAAGAATCTCAAGAAGAGCATCTTCTTGGAACGGATAGAGAACAAACGGGAGCTTCCCGCCCTCGTAGCCGTCATCCTCGCGGCGCGGATCATACGTCCAGAGGAACGTATCAACGAAGAAGATCGGATCACGAGCGCAAGCGGCACGCAACACCGGTATAAGCGACGGGTCTTCCATGACTTGCTGATGCACGCGCCGGCGCCACCTAAGATTCGCCGCAACCCTCCTCGGAACGTGATGCTCGAATGGAGTCCGCTTCCTCGCTACCCTCGCCACCCCCGTCTGCCCCCTCAGTCAATTCCGCCAGGATACAATCGATTTCTTCGATCGATTTCTTGCATTGCTGTTCGTGCCGGTCTTTCCTGTCGTGCTTTTTTGATTCGATTTGTGTCACCCTGGCCATGAGATCCTTGGGATCTTCAATGGCTCGACAGAAAAGAAAGAACGCTGCATCATTGGGGCACATCTCAGGGTACTCTCCGACACGAAGATATTTGCCTGCCGCCTCAAGCGCCCAGATGAGATTCTCTCGATGCGATTGCTCCCTACCTTCGCTTTCGACGCGGATCGCATCTGGATTCGGTTGCGAAGGTGTGTTGTCTTTCTTTCCGCGTCGTATCCCTGCGTTGCTCAGTATCGTCCTGATCGCAGCGGCTGACATCTCGTAATCCGAAGATAGGACCGACACGTGTACGCCATCGACGTACCGCCGAGCCAGTTCAGCAAATTGCTCTTCGGTCAACTTACCGCCACGCATTCTCTTCTTCTTGACCATATCCAGCCCATCGAGATGCTTCCGGATCTCGGATGTCATTGCCCTTTCTTGAAGCCTTTCTTCTTCTTCTTCCTGCCTGGTCGGATTCCCCATCCATATTTCTCAGTCCAGCGCTTCGCAAGCTCCGGATGATTCGCCCAAAGGTACTTACGCTGCTTTTCTGACTTGAACGGCAAGGCATTTCTCCTTCTCTGCTCTTGTTTCTTCCTCTTCCAGCACTTGCTTTCTTATCCTGCGAATAGTGCGCTCTATGCACTCTCGTTCCTTTTCGGTTTTGCCATAAAAAGGAATCGTTGGTTGCATGCCCTTCTGCCCTCTTCTTTTCAGTTCAAACTGAATCCAACATCAAAGCGTGGATTACACTTGCGGATCTTCGATCGACAGATACATCCGTGCTGTCCAGGTGCCGGAACGCAATGCACGAGCCCGTCGAGCGAGATGATATAGTGCTCACGACCACCGGGAAGATGCATCAATATGATCGGATTACTGATGCGATAGTAGACGCGCCTATTTTCAGCTTGGAATGTATACTCCCGCCATTCCTCTTCAGAAATGTCTCGCTCGATCGGCTCTCCACTGTGCTCTTTTGCTTGCTTCATCAAGAGCAGCTCTTCAGCTAGTTTGGAATTCCCACAGTTACAGAGCTTCATGATCAGATCGTCGAATTCTCGCATGATCATTACGAATACCAGATGAATCTGCGCCCTAATGCATTGAAGCAATTGGTGGAAAATACGCGAGGAGGCTACCCTACTGTATTGTACCACGTGATCATCAAGAAGTCATCACTAAATCGATGACTCTAAAGGAGTTACGCCGTAGGTATTTAGGTTGGGGATACTATTGTGTTGGGTACGGTAATGGGAATACTCTTCAGTATAGGGAGGCCCCCCTAGTGGTGGGGTAAGGTCAAATGGCAGTGCGTCGGGAGGGGCGGGCTAAGTCTCTTCTAAGACGTGCAGACCCCCCTGGGGCGGGGTTCAGATCCGAGGTCGATGGGGCCCCCCGGGGGTGAAAAGATCACTACAATCATCGCCTGCTACCACCATGGCATATAACGCCACGCCATGTGCCGCGTGAAGGGTGGGATTGTAGCGATTAGCTATCATTTACCAAGGTAAATTTGCCTGCGCATGGCTACTTCTTGTAGCCATCCCAGGTGTCTGCGCCCGCCCCTCCCAGCCTCGCCCGGAATTGGTCATATAACCCAACCTATGAGGGGTACGTAAGCCGTGTGTCAAGATGTCTGCGCCCCTATATATACTTTTCTGGAAGAACCCCTCCATAAGAGGGAGAAAAAGGAGTACACACACCTTGACACCCTGACACACACACATATACACATACATATATATATACATATACTACTACTACTACACTACTTATACCATCCTCTCTTGGGGTATTTACCCGTCACGAACCCCCTTGATACTTGCTTGACTTTGCTTGACGTTTGGCACTATTCGGGGGGTAGTATACTAAAATCATACACCCCTCTTCTGGTCCAAGTGTCAATAGAGAATTGACACGTGTCATTGCGATTATTGCTTTCCCATGGTACAATGAGATTATTAGCTTTAGTGCCGCAGCGACTCACTACCACGTTACTCTTACGCAAAGGGGCACCCATGTCCGACGGTCCTAAGACGGCCAAAAAGAAACCCACCTGTATCGTCCCAGATTGCTCTGAACCGGTCAAAACGCGCGGCCTTTGTGCCAGGTGCTACGCCGCAGCAGCCGCTAAGGTGAAAGCTGGAGACATCACCTGGGAGAAGCTCATTGAGCTTCAGCTTGCCAGGCCCTCCCAGCGAGAAACGGGCGCCAAGGATGCATTCAATGAAGCTTTAGCGAAAGCTTTGCAAGGCAACAGTGCCCAACCTGATGGATCGCAAGAGAAAGCACCGGAAAAAGAAGAGAAGACCACTAAGGCACAGGAGCCTAAGGCGCCAGTGCTTCCCTGGAAAGCTGGGTAAGCTTCGATAGAGCGGATTAATCCGCACAACTCGATCAATCCTGAAAGACCGTCGATGTAATATCGGCGGTCTTTTTCTTTTGATCGTAATACCCTGAATTCTTTAGAGAATTTCCCTGCATTGCCTGAATTCGCATGCTAGCTTTCATTCGGACGGACGAAACACACAAATCGGAGGAATCAACCATGCAACTCGTTTCGACACTGATACTCGAAACACCACGAAAAACCCTCACGGTTCCGTTGCGTATCCCAATCACGATCCATGAGATTCGGCAGCAATGCCACGTCCTGGGAGTTGGAGCCACGCCCCAAGCGATCACCATGACCGGTGACGTAGCCCGCGTGACGTACGAAGGGTTCAAGCATCAGAAGGCAGCCTAGTCGTCATACAACCTCACACGGCAAGCAGGGGGCAATATGCCAGCCTACAAAAACGGGTACTACCGTCCAGGGGTCAGAAGCGACTCGCGTCTGCCCTTTGATCGTATCGACTACTGGCGAGATATCCGCAGCTACGTGAGCGGTTCTCCGCCAGATGGCAATGTGCCATACGATTACACCGGTCGCGCGTTCGCATTGAAGCAAGTTAAGAAGATCCTTTCGCGTTCGCGAGTGTAACATGCCCGACGGCAAGCGTAAGCGGAGAACACGGGATGATGCGAGAAGGCAATGGTATGCCTATTGGCGAACCCTAAGATTCAACCGTCGTTTTGGTTTGGGAGGGTAAGACGATATGAGACGACTGCAAAGCATCGAAACGGATACCGTTCAACTTGAAGTGGGAGAGTGCGATTGTGGTTATCACTTCACGGCTGATGCGACTTACCTTGTACAAATAGGAGATTTCCATTTCCATTGCCCTGCTTGTGGCAAGGTGATTGACACCGCGACAATCTTCCCCGCTGATAGCTTAGGAGGATAAGGCAATGGACCCGGACGTAACCTACTACGAGATGTTCGCAGCCATGAGGGACGGGAGGTTGGGCGAAGCGCGCCAGCATGCCCTCGACTTGCGGGAATGGCTGGACAAGGGGGGATTCTACCCTCAGTACTACTCCCGGCAGGAAGTCGACGCCTATCTCGCCTCGGTACTCCAACGTACTGCTTGACAGGAGCAAACAATGCAACTGCGCAAGACAATCAAGGTGATTGATCTTATCGAAGAGGTGAATTGCCGAAATCGCGTCTCAATGTGCGATCCAAAAGTCAGGGATGGATGGAATTCGCTTGCAGAAAGTTTACTTCTGCGCTGCGATGCTTACGCAGGATATACCTTTTTCGATGAAAGAGGGGACGGAGACCCAACCCGGAAGCAATACATAACCTCCCCCAAACTGCGCTAAGGTGGCATCCATGAGAATTCACCCCCCTTGCTATATCACAAGTCGCCTCATGGTAGGAATCCGAATTGGGGATATGGAAATTTCCATTGGGTACGCTGATCGTCCGGGAGACAACGGACGAACCCGCTACCGATACAAACTCGAACTTGGCTGTAGCTGTTACGAAGCAGACGATCTCCAATCAGGCGCCCAAGGGGGGAGTCTACAGGAGGGTCTCGATAGCCTGTTTAGTTTCCTTGCGGCATGCGGAGAATCGTATGGCCACTATCTCCGCATTACTGGGCATGCATCGGAAGCCGAATGGGCTTATCACAGCGCGGATGAGCTAAGCGCTGCCGCGCTTGACTTTGAGAATTCCGAGACACCCCTTATCGACGAAACCAACTAGCTCATTAGGTGCCCCCTGGGGGTGTGCACTACGAAACACCTTGGAGCGACACTATGCAAGCCTACATCTACTGCGCAGACATCTACTGCGAGGATTGCGGGGAGAAGATTCGCGAGGATATCGACCGCGAGGGGTTGGCGCCGGCCGACCCGGACGACGAGACTAGCTACGATTCGGACGAATACCCCAAGGGTCCGTATCCCGACGGGGGCGGAGAGGCAGACTGCCCCCAGCATTGCGGATCGGGGGAGAATTGCATTAACGCAATCGAGCTATCCGACGGCCATAAGATCGGCGCTTTCCTAGAGAATCCCCTTACGAGTGATGGCGTGAAGTATGTTCAGGAAGCAATTCAGAACGGCGGGGAGGTTGCCGCCCTTTGGGCGGAGTGGTATCGCGACATCTTGGATGACGACGATACGCCCAACGATTGCCCACTTGATCCTGCGGATTAACGAATTCGAGGGATTGCAGTACCGGCTTACTTGAGGCAGAGAGTTTTCATAACACCTTGGAGCGACACTATGCAAACTTGCGACAATTGCGGTCGACG